TAATCATTAAACACTCCCATTATTTGTTGAATTTTTTCATCATTCAAATCAAGTATTGCACTTAGATATTCTGCTAGTTCTTCTTCGATTGTTAAGTCTTTAAGATTAAGCGTAGCTTCTGTACTTCGTTTTACTACTTTCTTATCCAGCAAATCGGAGTTTTTTATTGAAGCTAAGTCAGCTACATCTCCTTCAATCTCGTAAATTGTATGATGAAAGTCTGTTTGTACCATATCCTCTGGATCACTTACTGTTTTTCTAATTAACTGTGGTAGATCAAATTCATGCCATGTCCAGTCATTTAAGTTATCAATCATAAGATAACCTGTCTTAACTATATCTCTATGAAAAGATGTGGTCATGGGAGAGCCTGGATAGACAATGTTTCTTTGTGTATTTGTGTGACTATGTAGGTCACCTGCATACACGATAGGAAAATCATTAAATCTCTCCAGGTCTACCTCAGGTGTAACATGAGGAGGTATTTCACCCCTAACATGAGTGTACAAAGGTTTGTCGAAATTACACTTCTCTATAAAGCCTTTCTTATGCAAATCAGCATAAGGTAGAATAGTTCCCCATTCATACTCTTTAGTTTCATCTATAATCTCAACAAGGGGGTTTACATCAGACGTGGCTCTTTTTAAGTTAGAGAAGAAAGTCTTATTTTTCTTAGTAGCTTCATGGTTTCCATCATAAATGATAGTCGGAATTTTTACATCTTTAATAAAATCAAAGTATAAAGTAAGTTCGTCCATTGAAGGTACTCTGTCAAAAAGGTCTCCGCCTATAATGTGCATATTAATATCATCTTCTAACTTATAAATAGTTTCAAAGAATAAATCATATCGTGCACAGGCCCAGGCCATAGGGACATTCTTTTGCCCTAGCTTTAAGTGCCAGTCCGCTGTAAATAAAATCATGCTACGAAATCATCTCCAGGTTGCCATGAACACCCTGTAAGACCACCAGCTTTTAAAGCTTGTAGTGTTCTTAGCACTTCATTTGCATTTCTTCCTGTATCTAATGCATTTACTGATACATGTTGGATTATTCCTTCAGGATCAACTATATAAGTTGCTCTGAAAGGTACTCCATGTTCTTCGTCAACTATATCTAGCTCATTTGCAAGATACAGTCCACAGTCTGCAGCAAGAATGTGTCTAATATTTCTAATAGCACTATTTTGCTCTTTCCAAGCGAGTTTACAATGTTCATTGTCTCCACTAATGCCTATGACATCAGCCTCGTCAACAAGATAGTCCATATCTGCTATTTCAGTTGGACAAATAAAAGTAAAATCTTTTGGGTAAAAATATACCACAGTCCATTCTTTCAGTAATACATCTACATCAATAATGTCATTTGCATCATTAACTCCTTGCATTGAAAAGTCTGGAAAATTTTCTCCTACTCCTAACATTGTGATCTCCTAAGATATAGAGAACTCAGAGTCCACATCAGAAGGAGCTTCAGCGCCCTCAGATGGTTGAGTTACTCTTTGTAGAAGCTCTAATTGAGCATCTGGGGTTGGTCTTGCAAGAACATCGTCCATAGAGCGCAGTTCAGTAAGTGATTCATTCTCTGCGTCAGTTAACGGTCTTGGTTTGCACTTAAGTGCTTGAAGCCTATACTCTACATTAAAAGCCATAGGCCCAGTTTTAACTCTTTGGAAGTGAACGTCCCAACCTGTTTCAGGGTCAGTAGGATCGCCTAAGTCTTCAGCGGCAACCATTATTTGTTCCATGAGTTTCTTTTTGAGATTAACAACTTTTACATTGCCATCTTTAGGATCTATGCATTGGATAGCGTATGCCCAACCACATTTAAGGTCAGGAAAAAACTCCCTTACATAGTCTTTTTCTTTGTTGTTGAATGTTTCTGTATCTCTGTCGAAAGCAAGACATTCCATAGGAATATTCTTACCGTTTTCGCCTTTGATCCAGTATACATATCTTGGTAATATATCACCTACTAGACGGAAAATATTATCTCCCTCTACGTATTGATATTGATCGATTGAGGATTTTTTAGCACTCCCCTGTGCTTGATTAAATTTTAATGCCATTATGTTCTCCAATTAGCGTTATCTTCAAATAAAAAGTGTACTAGACCATTCTCTATTCGAAGCAATCTGTTGCGATTTACTATCGTTGTCGTAACAGGTAAGTGTATCAACTCTAGTGTTGTCTCACCTGTCTGTTTATAATGAAAGTAATTACGGTATGAAGCTACTGCAATATATTCTGCAGCCTCTTGATTACTATAATTCTTTCGTTCAGCCAGTAATTGTCTCGGATTTAACAGAAAACTGTCCCCGAGAAAACTTTTCCCAAAATATTTATAGGTTTTGTCTTTACGACTGGCAGGGATTCTCTTATAAGTTAAGAGATGAATAATAGTGAGAATTGAAACACTATCGCCTTTCGTTTCTCTAAATATCTTTTCCCAATTATATTTTATCATATATTATAACAAATTTTGAAACTGTTGTCAAGACATATTTTTCGGAGGTGGCTACAGGGTTGATATCTCATACCCTTGTTTAATGTAGTAGCCTGTGCGCATACTAGCCTGCCTCTTTGCCGTCTTTCCAATTAAATTAATATCCACTACTATAGGTTGTTGTTTGCCCTCGTAGTCCCTAATTATTCTTCCAATGAGCTGTGTAAGTAACGGCTCATTATTTACTGGTGTTGCGAGTACTAAACAGCTAAGAATATTTAGAGAAATACCCTCAGAGAATATAGCTTGTGTCCCATACAGAACATCTTTATCCTCATAAATCTGATTAATTATATCCGCTCTATCTTCGTGATGGATTGCGCCTGTCACACAAACTGCGTTATCACCAGTGAGTTTCGCGCAGTTCTTTAGGAAATCTACTCTATCAGATACTACCAACACTTTATGACCTTTGGCCGCATATGATGATGCAGTCATAGCCACAGAATGTTGATACTCTGGGTTGTAGGCTAATTCATTTATTCGATTAGCCCAAGGGATAGAGTTTCCGTCCATGAATCGTATATCCATTGGTAGGATATGTACTTTTGGCATCATAAAGTTTTCCTTTGGTGGTTTTAAAACATTGTTTCCAAAGTAATCTCTAAATACTACATGTCTGCCATCTTTTCTTTCTAATGTGCCTGTAAGTCCAATCTTATATCTAGCACAATTTTTATCTATAATTCTTGAGAAAGTAGGTGCACTACAATGATGCATCTCGTCAAGAATGATAGTTCCAAATAGTTGTCGTATTTGTGGAATCTTTCTATATAAACTTTGAATATTCCCAATTACAACAGGCTTATCAGTTTCAAACTTTCCACTTCCAATAATACCAGCTTTAAAACCAAATACTTTTTCTACTTCATCTTCCCACTGCTTGCGCAATGCTAAGGTATGGGTGACTACTAAAGTTTTTTGACCAAGCTTACCAGCTATTGCAAGACCTGTAAATGTCTTTCCCCAACTTACCCAAGCGTTAATTATACCACCGTCTCCAATCTCGTCATAAACGGATTGTTGACTGGGTCGTAACTCTAAATTAAACTCTGGGAAGGTTTCTGGCTTTAGTATTCTCTTATCTGTAATTTCATGATCGGTTGGTATTAGGTCTTGTCTGCCTACTGGAATTGCTACTAATCCTTGTCGTATCATTGCCATATTTTTTATAATTAAAGGCGGATCGCCAAACTTAAAAGAAGGAACAGAATAAGTTAATTCTTTATCAATCTTTTGTTGTTGATGCGGAAGTACTTCTAGATAAATCCTATCACTAATTACTGCTTTCATATCCTTTAAACCATTGTACTAATGAGTATCTGACACCCTTTGTAACAGGTTCTACTTCATGAAGTAGATTAGAAGGAAAAATTACCATAGTTCCTTGCTCGTTTGCTGTAGGACTAGGAGAACCTCCTATACCATATAAACATAAATCCCCGCCCTCATAATCCAAAGGATTAGAGAGTTGAACACTAATACTTAATATTCTTTTATTCTTTTCATCTGCATCATAATGAGGTCCATAGAAGTCACCTACATTATAAGTTGCAAACTGCAAATCTTCAGCTTCAGTTATAACATAGTTTTTATACTTACTCGTTACTAATTCTTGTATATAGTTTTTTACTGCTTGATTACCTATAAAAGATATTTTAGTCGACCTACCTTCTGACATAAGATTATTCTCGCCTATACCAGCATTAAGCTGAGGGCGATTTAACCCTTCACCAATAAGTAGTTCACATACTTCTTTTGGTATTATTTGTTCAAATATTTGTATCATTTATATAATGGTGTTTTCCAAGGATTTACATTTATTCCTGTTCTTAATCCTTTGAATTGCTCTACTCCATGATAGAGGCCTGGTGAAAATAGTACTAATCTGTTTTCTCTTGGTGTAACTTCTACACCATTTTTAAACTGTAATTTTCCATTTGATAAGTTTTCTACTTCTAAATAAAATACTGTAGAGCAAATAGGATATCTAGTCACTCCTTTTGTTGTGTACGCAATTTCATCTTTATCATAGTGCCACTGCATAGGTCTGGTATTTGTATGAGTCCAGTAGTCGTAGCCTACCATTTTGCTAATATCAAAATATTTTCCAGCATGCCTCAAAATTTGATTGCACATCTCTGAGTTATCATGCTCACAATCTGCTAAATGCCAACCTTCCCCCTCTTTATCAAGGACTCCGCTGACAAAATTAGTTGTCGAACGATTGATGTTTTTCTTCCAAACTTCCATTTGTAAGTTAGTGAAAACGCCATCTATTACTGCAATCATATTTTTCTCCATGAATTCTTTTTCTTCTCATTAGATGTATCATATAAGAGCCAAGGAATATCATCTCTATAAAGTATTCCTGCCCATGTTTGATTATCTATGAGGGGTCTATCTAAGGTGAAGGGAAATGGGCAGTCTTTTACCCATAACACACTTGCTACTGTTTTTAAATCTACACGCAGTATCTTATGATATTTGAGTGTAGCTTTCTTTGTTTTTTCTTTGCGAAAGAAATATCCTGTGTTGTCTATGTAGAACTTTCCTTTATGGTCAAGGTATGACCGAATATCTTTTATCATATACTTCACAGGATATATACTTTTCATTGGGCTTTGGAGTCGTCTTATACCAAGCGTCTTGCCTTTCATATTTTTATCGTCAAGAACTTGGTTTTCTATCCAAAGGATTCCGTCTACTAACGATATTTCATCAGTGTGAACGGGAAATATGGGAAATTTTATTTTATCATATATCATACATCTTTGAGAACTTCCCTAGAGAGTAGTCATCATGTACATCAAA